CAACTTTTAACACAAGGATGATATATGACTTTAAGCACATCAAAAACTTTTACTCTAGCTATAGAAAATATTGTTAAGGAAAAACACCTTACACATATGGATGCTGTTTTGTGGTATTGCGAACAAGAGAACTTAGAACCTGATGGTCTTGGTACTCTTATCTCAAAGGGTTTAAAAGAAAAGATTGAAGCTAATGCTCGAGAATTGAATTTCCTACCAAGACAAGCACAATTACCGATTTAATAAAATGAAAGATACATTATGAAAAGGAAAATAAATAATTTTTTAAAAAGTTTTCTTATGGTTACAGGAATAGTAATAGTTGTCGTAATATTCTCTATTGCAATTGCAATAGATATTGCAAATGCTGCTGATCCAGTAAATGGCAAGAAGGTTTTTAAGAAATGTGTATCATGTCATTCCTTGCAAGAAGGTAAGAATAAAATAGGTCCGTCCTTATATAATTTACTAGACCGAAAAATAGGCTCAGTCGAGGGATATAAATATTCCAAATCAATGAAAAACTTTGGTGATCCATCTACTGTTCACTTCTTTGTCTATTCTGTTTGGGATGAAGAATCACTGGATAAGTTCTTAACCAAACCACGCAAGTTTATTCCAAAAACAAAAATGGCATTTCGAGGCATAAAAAACAAATCTTTACGAGATGATTTAATTTCCTTTTTTAAATAATTATAATGAAAGATAAATTTTTCATTGCTGCAAAGGCTGTGGCTATGAATTCTCCTGGCGTTGGCCAAAGAAATTCATTCAGACTTGGCGCTGTGATTGTTGAAAAGAACTCAATATTGAGTGTCGGCAACAATTCCTATAAAACTCATCCTTTAATGTCATATAGAACTGAATGGCCATTTCTTCACGCAGAACAACTCGCTATTATCCGTCGAGGCCTTGATAATTGTGAAGGGCATGATTTGTATGTGGTCAGGATTCTTAAAAATCTTGATTATGCTATTTCGTATCCCTGTGAAGTATGCCGTAAATTGATTTCTGATGTTGGTCTTAGAAATATATTTTATATAAATGAGGGCGGCCAATATTCCAAATGGAACCGATAGACGTATATTTGATGTATTGTGCCATGAAAGCTCACTTTGGTAGGGGGGATTATGATTATATCAAGTATGCGGGTAAGACAAGGATTTCTAGAAAATCTTTTTGGAAGCGTAAAGATCGCTATTTCTTTGTCAAGATATCTAAAAAATATAGCAATCCCAAAATGGTTCAAAATTGGTTTCTTGCAAATTTCATTCAAGACAAAAGAGGCTACATTGCGAATTTTAACGATGAAAATTATGAATCATGGAAGAGCAAATGCGAGAATTTTCTTGATGAATTCATCATGGAAATGCGGCCGCTGGTTTATGATTTTGAACCGTTATTTGGACAAAAAGATTATGAACACCCCAAACTTCTGAAAGAGTATCTTGGGAAAAGAATATCAATTGAAACTATGATTATTTTGGATGAATTATTGGGGTATGGAAAGAAGTGGGATAAGAATTTAAGTAGAGATATTGTCTGGCCTGACATAAAAAAATTGATGAATAATTATAAAAGGTTCTTGACAATTGATGTAAAACAGTGTAGAATACAATTATTAAATCTTATAGAGGAGTCCAGTTAAATGGAAGCAAGAGTAGAAGGGTTCTTTGAGGCACGGTGCCGGGAACTAGAAAATGAAAACACGGCGTTGCAATTCGACTGCGCTGAGTTAGATAAGAAGAACGGGGAACTGTTCGAGCGAGTCAAGACTTTGGCGAATCGGACTCCGGCCTGGCCAAAGGGATATCAACTGAATCGTACAAATAAACATAATAATCATAGATAATGGATGTAAAAACAATAGATCATATGGGTGATGATCTTACTGTAGTTAATGCAGCTAGAGTGTCGTTTGCTAAAGAAAGTGCTGCTCTAGACGATGAATATACTGATGTTGAATATGATTCTTGGTGCGGTTCAATTCCGGTTCTTTCAGAATCAGATAAGAAACTCATTAACTATTTGGGCAAGCATAATCATTGGAGTCCTTTTGGCCACTGCCAATTACAGTTTCGTATCAAGGCTCCAGTGTTTGTTGCCCGACAACTGGTAAAACATCAGGTGGGGCTAACATGGAATGAAGTGTCTCGCAGATATGTAGATGATGAGCCGGAGTTTTACGCTCCAGCAGATTCTATGTGGAGAATGAAGGCTGATAACAAAAAGCAAGGTTCTCGCGAGGAAACAGTATTTTATAATATTCAAGCTGCTTATAGGTTTGCTGAACAATGTTATAAGAATATGTTGAACTCAGGTATTGCTCCAGAACTGGCCCGTGTAGTTTTACCACAGAGTATGATGACAGAATGGTATTGGAGTGGCACATTATATGCATTCGCAAGAGTATGTAATTTACGATGTAAACCTGATGCACAGGCTGAAACCAGAATGATTGCAGATCAAATTGATGAGCAAGCAAAGAAACTATTTCCGGTAAGTTGGAAGGCTCTACGAGACAATAAATGAAAGCTTTGGTAATCGGTAATGGTGAATCAAGATCATGGTTCAAGCCCTGCCACCAGACAATAATGGATAATAGTGTTATTACATATGGATGTAATGCAATCTATCGTGATGGTGCTCATTGCGTTCATAATCTTGTGGCGGTAGATTACGCTATGCAGCAGGAAATATATGATTCTGGATGGGCTCAAGAAAATCCAGAATATAGTGATATGCATAATGTATATTTTGCAAACTGGACAATTGTGCCTGCTGGTGTTGCTGATATGATGTTTATGGGGTTTGACATTCCAGACGAATTCATTCATAGAAGTAAGAATAAAACCAATTCATGTGTTATTCAAGGCAAAGACCCAACCACACTACAAGAGAAAATTGATACTGCAATCAAGATGAACCCTAGACTATCTGTTCCAGATTTGATAGAAAAGATGGAAAAGGATGTGGGCGTCTGGATTACCTATGTCAAACCGAATGATGTAGTGGTGCCTATTGATTTTTCTGCTGCTTTGTCCGGTTGGTCTGCTGGTAATACGGCCATACATCTTGCATGTCAGCACGGTATAAAAGAAGTTTATATATTGGGGTTTGACTTATCATCATATGATGAACCGTTAAACAACTTATATAAAGGGACAGATAATTATCTGTCCAGCGATGCAAAAGGTTTCAACTCAAATAATTGGAGAAACCAAATGCAAATTGTTTTTAGAGAGTTCCCGAATACACAATTCTATTGGGTGGATGCAACAGAACATTCACATTTACCCGAAGAAAATAATCTAAGGTACTTGACAAAAACAGAACTTTGTGATATAGTAAGCATACTATAACATACGAAATATACGATAATATAAGGAGATACACATGTCGTTAGCTACGTTAAAGAAATCCAATTCATTAAACAAATTGCTCGGTGCAGCCGAAGAAGAAAATAAATCCCAAGATAAGAAGTCTTATGTGGATACGCGCTTATGGAAGCCAGAGCTTGATAAGACAGGTAATGGTTATGCCGTTATTCGTTTTCTGCCAGCAGTAAAGGGTGAAGATTTACCTTGGTCAAAGGTCTGGAGCCATGCGTTTCAAGGCCCCACAGGCCAGTGGTATATTGAGAATTGCCTTACTACTCTTAATCAGTCCGATCCGGTAGCAGAAATGAATTCTGCATATTGGAACTCTGGTGTTGAGTCCGATAAGGAGATTGCTCGGCGTCAGAAGCGTAAGTTGCAATACTTCTCTAACATTTATATTGTTAGTGATTCAAAGCATCCAGAAAAGGAAGGTAATGTATACCTATTCCGTTTCGGAAAGAAAATCTTTGATAAGATCATGGAAGCTATGCAGCCTGCTTTTGAGGATGAAACTCCTGTTAATCCGTTTGATTTTTGGGAAGGTGCGAATTTTAAGCTAAAGATTCGTAAAGTAGATGGCTATTGGAATTATGATAAGTCTGAGTTTGGTGCGCCATCTGCGTTATTTGATAATGATGATGAGATTGAAGAGTTGTGGGGTAAGCAGTATCCTCTTGCAGAGTTTTCTGCGGCCACTAACTTCAAGTCTTATAATGAGCTCAAAACTCGTTTAAATGTGGTTCTTAGTGGAACAACTGTGATTGGTAATGTTGAGGATGATGATGTTTCTTTTGACTCAGTAGTTACTATTGATACAAAAGAGGAGCCTGCTCCTACTATTACTACTACTGAAGTAACCACAGATGATGAGGAAGAAGATACTTTATCCTACTTTGAAAAGCTCGCAGAAGCAGAGTAGTAGTTACTAAGTAAAACATCACAATTAAGTCCAGCATCTCTGATGCTGGACTTAATTAGTTCAGCATTACCTGCTGACCCCGCCGCTAATCCACCCGCTCCTGTTCACCCGATACTTCGCGCCGCCCATGCCGAGGGTAATGTTGGTGACAACGTTACTAGAATTGTCAGCAGTAGGAGCATTAATCATCATACGCCCGGCGGGATCGCCGTGGCCAACTCCTAATCTTTGCAAAGCTGCTTGATTGACGCCTTGCGGAACTGTTCCTATTGGCAGGGGAATACCAACTTCTGCACCTAAGGCTCTTCGCAACATTCTAATATTTTTTGCAGCCTCTGCATATTGAATATTAGCACTAGCTAAACCTTTAGTAATATAATCGCCAGTCCACAATCCTTCTTTATCGGTCACTGTTCCACCCATAATTGCCATTTCAATCATAGGAACTGAATTCAACAAATCTTCTGCAAAATCTGACATGCTCGACCCGCCGACGCCCCGGGCCCGGGCCGACGCGGCGCCACCAAATTTAAGTGAAGTCATTTGACTTAATTTCGACATTGCCCTGGCATATGTTTCTAACGCTTCTGCATTTGTTTTTATCGCAGCTACTTCTTGTTTTGTGACAGTTTTTGAAGCAAATTTCTTTAAATCTTCTATTGGGTCGGCGCCAGCACCAAACCATGCAAAAAGACTTTCGGCAATTTGGCCAACAAAACTAGAAAATTTACCTGATACATCTCCAGAAACCTTAGCTCCTACTGCCATTGCGCTGCCATAGGCCGCCATAGCGCTAGCAACAAGGCCTACCTTAACTCCATTAATACCATCCGAGGCCTCGGACATTTTCTTCATACCGGCCAATTGTTTTTCTAGAACACCT